TCATATATGTTTACCCTTTACCGCGATGCGATTGAATTCAAAGATAAGGGTTCGGTTTACCGAGTGCTTTCTGCTGAGGCGTATTCTAAAGAAGGTTTGAACCCGTCACCGCTTGTAATCTTTGATGAAGTTCACGCCCAACCTAGTTGGGAACTTTGGAATGTGCTTTCACTTGCTGGCGGTGCGCGTGAGGATTCTTTACTTTTAGGCATCACAACCGCAGGCGTTAAGTCGCAAAGCAATGGTCAAGATTCTCTTTGTTATTCGTTGTACCAATACGGGCAACAAATTGTTAAAGAGGAAAAGAAAGATCAATCATTTTTCTTTGCTTGGTGGGAACCTGAGAAGGTTGAAGCAGATCACCGCAACGAAGAGATTTGGGCGCAGGCAAACCCGGGACTCAATGACATTACCGATTTGGATGAGATGCGTTCGGCCGTTTTGCGAACACCTGAAGCTGAGTTTAGAACCAAGCGCCTTAATTGTTTTGTGAATACTTCGGTTGCTTGGCTGCCGACAGGTGCTTGGGAAGCGTTAGCCAATGAAGATCGTTACCCTGAAATTGGCGAGGATGTGATTCTTGCCTTTGATGGTGCGTTTTCAAATGACTCAACAGCACTTGTTGCTTGGTTACTTGGCGGCGATAAGCCGCACTTAATGGTTGTCGGTTTATGGGAAAGGCCAGATGATGCTGAACAAGATTGGCACATCCCCGTTGCCGAAGTTGAAGAAACAATTATCAGCACCTTCAGAGATGAACGATTTAGTGTCCGAGAGATCGTGTTCGACCCCGCCCGTTGGCAGCGAACTTTTATGGTCTTGGATGAGGCAGGGCTACCCGTTGTCAGCTATCCGAATTCTGCTGAACGAATGGTTCCCGCCACGCAAAAATTCTACGAAGCAGTTGTGAACCAATCGTTTACTCACGATGGCAACCCCGCCCTTGCTAGACACATTGCAAACTGCGTGACAAAGCAATCATCTCGCGGAGTTATGGTTGCCAAGGCAAGTTCACGCCGCAAGGTAGATGCTGCCGTTGCTTCAATTTTTGGATATGACCGCGCAACACAACCGCTTGAACCTGCAAAGCCGGTTGCCAAATTCTTTTCGATTCAGGTTTAGGAGATGAAAATGAAACTCAACAAAATTGATTTCTCGCTCATCGTTGAAGTTATAGGCATCAGCCTTGTTACATCGGGGCTTGCGATGTTCTCTTTGCCTGTTGCATTTATTGTTTTAGGTTCGTTTCTAGTATGGATTACAGAAAAGGCTAACTGATGAGTTTATCAAAGCGGTTGAATAATTCGGGTGAAAATAGAGCATCGCAGAAATCTCAATATGTTGAGCCGATTATCCCCGGCCGCCCGCCAAGTCAATCAATCGCAGGCGTTGTTGTAGATGCTGATTCAGCAATCCGAATGGCAACAGTTTATTCTTGCGTTCGCTTACTTTGCGATACCGTTTCATCGCTACCTGTCGGCGCTTATGTTCGCCGAGGTCGTAACCGCTTGCCTTATGCAACAGTTTATGGCGAGCAACCAAAATGGGTAGCAAAACCAAACCCTGAAACTACTCGCCTTGAATTCTATGAGCAGATTGTTTCCTCATTCAAACTTGAGGGCAACGCTTACATTATGACCTTGCGCGATGATATGGGTGACATCCAAGAACTTTGGGTACTTGACCCACGCAATGTTCGCATCGAACGCTTATCTCCAAATGAACCTTTGGTTTATTATGTCCGAGTTAAAGATATTCAAGGCGTATATGAGCAGAAACTAACCGATAAAGATGTTCTGCACATCGCAGAGTTCCGCTTGCCAGGTCAGCGTTACGGGCTAAGCCCAATCGCTGCCTGCCGAACCACAATTGGTTCAGCTATGGCAGCCGATACCTACGCTGCTTCATATTTCGGCAATGCTGCCAACCCTGGCGGTGTTATCGAAGTTCCCGGCGACTTAACTGAGGAACAGGCTTCAGATATTGGGCGCGATTGGAACATCACTCACACAGGCCCTTATCGCGCAGGCAAAATTGGCATCCTTTCAGGCGGCGCTTCATTCAAACCGCTACAAATAAACGCCCAAGATGCGCAACTTTTAGACACTCGCCGTTTCTCAGTTGAGGAAATTGCCCGTATTTTCCGCGTTCCGCTTAGCCTTTTAGGTCATCCTGTCGCGGGTGCAATGTCATTTGCCTCAGTTGAAGCGCAAAACTTGTCATTTGTTCAGCACTCATTACGCCCAATCTTGGAGCGAATTGAACAAGCACTATCAACTTTGTTGCCTGAGCCTGATGGTTTCATTCGATTTAACCTTGATGCGCTACTTCGTGGCACAACACTTGAGCGTTACGATGCCTACACTAAGGGATTGCGCGAAGGTTTCTTGAGCTTAAACGATGTTCGCGCCATTGAGGATTTATCGCCTGTTGAATCAGGTGACCAATACCGAGTGCCGTTGCAAAACATTGATGCAGCCGATGCTAAGGATGTTGGATTGAAGTTGCGAGCAGAAATTGCCGCTAACTTGATTCAAGTTGGCTTTGACCCTGCCGCAGTAGCAGCAGCCGTTGGTTTGCCTGATATTAAGCACACAGGTTTGCCTTCATCTCAGCTACAACAGATTTCAAGCATTGACCCTGCCGACCCAAGTTCAGTTTATGAGGTTCAGTAATGCCTTACTTTATTAGCAACAAACAAACCGATTGTTCGGAATGGGCAACAGTAAAGCAAGAAACAGATGGTTCTTATACAACGCTTGCGTGTCACAATACAAAGCAAGAAGCAATAGATCAAATGATTGCAGTTTCAATCTCTGAAGATATTGAACCAGGCGGGGAAGTTAACTCAAGGAGTAAAATGAAAAAGATTGAGCGCCGCACATTTACCGTGCGCGATGTTGAAGCCCGACAAGCAGCCGATGGCACAATGCGCCTTGCAGGTTATGCCGCAGTTTTTGATGACCCAAGTGTTCCGCTTCCATTTGTTGAAAGAATCGCCCCCGGCGCATTTCGCAAAACATTAAGCGAAACCCCTGATGTTCGATTGCTTATCAATCACGAAGGTTTGCCACTAGCTCGCACAAAAAACGGAACCCTTACGCTAACTGAGGATTCTCGCGGGTTGTATATGGATGCTGAAATTGCTGATACAAGCGAAGGCCGCGACCTTTACAAGTTAGTTGAACGCGGCGATGTAGATCAAATGAGCTTTGCTTTTCGCGTTATTCGTCAAAAGTGGAGCGAAGATCGTTCAATGCGCACACTCATTGAATTAAGTTTGGCTGATGGTGATGTTTCAATTGTCACTTATCCTGCCTACCCAACTACAACCGTTGAAGCAAGGGAAAAACTAATGCAAGCAATTGAATCAATTAAAGAGGGTCGCGCCCTTGATGGCGAATCTTTGATGGTAGTTCAAGCAGTTCTTGACAAAGTAACTGAGGCTTATGACTATCTTGAGGAAGGCAAGTCAATGATTGAAGAACTTGTTGGCATCAATTCACCTGAAATGCCAATGATGCCTGAGGAAGTGCCACCAATGGTTGAGGATTCTGCTCGCAAAATTTCACTTCGCCTAGCGCAAGCAATTATCAATAACACAAAATAAGTTTCTGCTGAACAATCAGCAGATGAAGTCGGAGCGACACTCACACCCTCAAAGCGCCGTGAAACCATCGCCACCACCTCAAATTTTCCAACAAACTCATAAGGAGCAAAACAAATGTCATTTCTTGACAAAGTAATTGAGCGCCGTGATGTAGTTAAGGCTGAATTAGATGCAGTTCTTGAAGCAGTTGCTTCAGAAGAACGCACAGACTTAACCGCCGAGGAAACCGAAAAGGTTGATGCCTTGGTTGAAGAATCACGCTCACTAGATACAAAGATTGAAAAGTTCAACTCACAGGCAGTTGCAGATGCTAAGGCATCTGAGGTTCGCGCTTCAGTTGCAGCAGTTATTACACCTCAAGGTGGCGCAGTTGTTACACGCGAAGCCCGCACTTATTCACCTCAGGCTGATGCTTCATTCGTTAAGGATGCACTAGCAGCATCAACACGCAATGACTTCGCAGCTAATGAGCGCCTTGCTCGCCATATGCGCGAAGAATCAATTGAGCGCCGCGATGTCGGAACAGCTCAATTTGATGGTCTAACAATTCCGCAGTACCTTGTTGATCTAGCAGCACCACTTGCTCGCGCAGGCCGCCCAACAGCAGACTTCGCAACAAGCAAGCACAGCTTGCCAGCAGCCGGTATGACCCTGAACATCTCTCGTATGACAACAGGAACTTCAACAGCGGTTCAGGTTACTCAGAACGATGCGGTTTCAGAAACAGATGCAGATGACACTCTACTAACCATCAATGTTCGCACAATTGCTGGTCAGCAAGATATTTCAAAGCAAGCAATTGAGCGCGGAACAGGCATTGATGCTTTCATCGTTGCCGATTTAATCCGTTCTTGGCACACAACACTTAACTCACAGATTCTTAATGGTGCAGGTACTTCAGGCACAATCAAGGGAATCCGTAACTCAGGTGGAAATGCCATCACATTCACAGCAACAACTCCAACAGTTGCGTTGCTTTATCCAAAACTAGCTGATGCAATTCAGCAAGTTCAGGCAAACACATTCACATCACCAACTCACTTCATTATGCACCCACGCCGCCTTGCTTTCTTAATGGCAGGCGTAGATGGCTCAAACCGCCCATTAGTAGTTCCTCAAGCTAATGGCGCAATGAACGCAGTTGGCGTTGGCACAGGCAATTCTCAGTACGGCAACAGCGGTTATCAGATGCTTGGACTCCCAATCATCACAGATGCTTCAGTTGGTACAACATACGGCGCTGGTACAAACCAAGATGAAATCTATTGCGTTGCTGCACCTGAAATGCACCTTTGGGAACAACCTGGCTCACCATTTGCATTGTCATTCGATGCTACTGGCGCAGGCAATCTCACAGTTAAGTCAGTTGTTTACGGCTACGCAGCGTTTTCTGCTGAGCGTTACGCACTTGCTGCCTCAATTATTTCAGGCACAGGTTTAGTGGCACCAACCTTCTAATCTGAAGGTTTCTTGATTGTGTTGAAGGGGCAAGACTCCCCCGACTTGCCCCTTCAACACTTCCCAATAGATTCGGGGGAATCTAATGAAGTCAGCTCACAAAGTTTCAATCGGTAGTTGTGACCCTGGCACCGTCAATGGTGCTTTTGCTTATCGCCTCATTCAATTAGCGCAGGCAAGATCAGCAAGACTTGGCCCGTTCGTTCGGGTTAAGGGTTCAGGGTTGTTATCAAAACAGCGCAACCGCGTTGTAAAGCAATTCTTAGATGGCACAAAGTCTGATTGGTTGTTGCTAATTGATAGCGATGAACAATTGACACTTGAAGCATTTGATAAGTTGCTTGAAACTGCTCACGATAAAGAACGCCCTGTTGTTGCAGGTTTAGTATTTGCAGGATTTGGAATTGAGGGCGCACCGTATCCAAAACCGGTGCCTGCTATCTTCCAAGATGCACCCGAAGGCTTTTTGCCCTTGTATAAGTATGACAAAGATTCAGTTTTTGAAATTGATGCTGCGGGAACAGGTTGCCTGCTTATCCATCGCAGCGTTTTAGAAAAGATGCGCGAAACCGCAGACAAAAACCAAGGCCCTGATTGGTGTTGGTTTTGGGATGGCCCTGTAAATGGCAATTGGATTGGTGAAGATTTACTTTTCTGCCGTAGAATTAGGGCGTTAGGTTTCCCAATTTATGTAAACACAGGCGCAATTTTGCCACATCAAAAGTCTTATTGGTTAGATGAACGGCACCATCAATTATGGAAAGATTAAAAAGAATTTTGCGATTAGCTCGCAAGCCAAAAGAAACCGCAACGGCTGCCCCTGATTTAGAAAGGGCGATGCTGCCTAAAGCAGAAAAGAGAATCATTCGTGGCTCTAACTAATTGTTACTGCACACTTGCCGAACTAAAGGCATCTTTGGCAATAACCGACAGCGTTGATGATATGCCGCTTGAAGCTGCTATCACTTCAGCAAGCCGAATGATTGATGACTACACCGGGCGTTTCTTTTACAAGGATGGCACAATGGGTTCACCTGTCAGCCGTTACTTCACCGCCCAAGATGCTTGGATTTTGCCTGTTGATGATTTTGTCAGCATCAATGAAATCGCAACCGATGACAATTTCAACCAAACTTACGAAAGCGTTTGGGAAACTTCAGATTATTTAACCGAACCTGTCAATAATCCCCGCCGAGGTTGGCCTTATTCACGGATTTTGGCGGTTGGCAGTTATGTTTTCCCCTACTTCCTACCGCAAGCAGTTCGCGTTAAAGGCGTTTGGGGTTACTCAGCGGTGCCTTCCGAGATCAATATGGCAACCTTGATTCAGGCTTCACGCCTCTTTGTGCGCCGTCAATCGCCGTTTGGAATTGCTGGCACTCCCGACCTTGGCACAGTTCGATTATCTGCTAAATTAGATGCCGATGTTGAGGCGCTTACACGCCCATTCCGCAAACAAAATGGCGTTGCCAAATGATTGTAAGTGATGTCAGAGATGCCCTTAAAACTCGTTTGCAGACTATCTCAGGGCTTCGCGCCTTTGACTTGATACCTGAGGTGCCAACGCCACCTTGCGCGGTTGTGGGGCAATTAGATTTCACATTTGATATTGACAATGCGCGAGGTTTAGACCAAGCCAATGTTGATATTTATGTGATTGTGCAACGCTTTGATGCCCGTTCGGGTCAAGATAAGTTAGATGCTTATTTGGCAGGTTCGGGTGCGGGTTCAATTAAAGCAGCCCTTGAAAGTGACCGCACTTTGGGGGGCAAAGTTCAAACTTTGCGAGTAATGAGCGCCGAATCAGGAACTTATGACTCGCAAGGCAATCTTTATTTATCGTACCGCTACCGCCTCACAATTTGGGGATAAGGAGAAACAAATGAGCTACACAATAACCTCAGATTTAGAGGTTTGCGGAAAAAGCAAGGGTGACAACCTCACCGAAAAAGAACTACTTGAAGCAGGCGTGAACATTGATGCTCTCATTGTTGGCGCACATATCAAGTCGGATTCAACACCGTCAATCAAGCCAGTAACAACTCAAGAAGGAGCCAAATAAATGGCAAGAATCGTATTAACAGATGCGAAAGTGACAGTAAATGGAGTCAATTTGAGCGATCATATTGCTTCAGTTTCACTTTCAAGATCAGATGATGTAATTGAAACATCAGCATTTGGTTCAACAGCAGCGAAAACTCGCGTTGCCGGCTTGCAAGATAATTCGGTGACTTTGGAATTCCACCAAGATTTCGCAACATCAAATGTTGAAGCAACCATTTACCCACTTTTGGGAAGTACCACTACAATTGTGGTATCACCAACTTCAACCGTAAGTGCAACATCACCTTCATATACTTTCACAGCAATTGTTTCAGAGTGGACACCACTTAACGGTGGAGTTGGTGAACTCGCAACAGCATCAGTAACTTGGCCTGTATCAGGCGCGATCACAAAGGCGACATCATAAAATGGCAAGATTAGTATTAAACAACGCGTATATCGTATTTGGAACAAACGATCTCAGCGACCATATTAACAACATAAGCATCTCAACAAGTTATGACATTGTTGAAACAACAAGTTTTGGTGACACCGCCAAAAAGCGTGTTGCAGGACTTGCTGACAATTCAGTAACTTTTGAGTTCCATCAGGATTTTGCAACATCAAGCGTTGAACAAGTAATTTATCCTTTACTTGGTACAGCCGTAACTTGCACCGTCAAGCCAGTAAACACAACAGTTGGCGCGACAAATCCTTCGTACACATTCTCAGTTCTTGTATCAGAATGGACACCACTTAACGGCGGCGTTGGCGAACTTGCCACAGCTTCAGTTACCTGGCCAATTTCAGGCGCGATTACAAAAGCAATCGCTTAATTAAACTAGGGGGAAAATAATGGATGGATTACAGATAAAAGTTAAAACAACTGATGGTTTCGAGGGAGTCTTTTCGCTGACTCCCCGAATCATCGTTGGTTTTGAGCAAAAGTTTGGCAAGGGATTTGCGAAGCTACTTGGCGAGGAACAAAAATTAGAACACATTTACTACCTTGGACACGCAGCTCTTGTCGCAAACGGCAAAGTTACAAAGCCATTTGGTAACGGGTTCCTTGATGAACTTGTTTCAGTTGAGTTAATCGCAGACCCAAATTCCGAATCCA